CCTACAATGCGGTTGTCTAGTGTCTTTGCAGCAGTAGAAATAATATCTAATTCTGTTGCAGAAATACCAATTGACATAAAGACAAGAAAGGACAATCAAACAAATATCGTAGATGACCATCCATTATACCATATATTTGACAATTGCATACAAACAAAGTTCAACTTTATGAAGATGTTGATTGTTGATATGCTTTTGTATGGAAATGGTTTTGCATACATAGAAAGAGACAATAATGGAAGGCCATTCAACTTAATATATCTTACTAAAGATGATTGCCAAATAGAATACAACCAGACATCAAGGACATTGTACTACAAAGTAAGGGGAATAAAAGGAAAGGTTGAGCCAATCAACATCATTCACCTTATGAAGAATAGCAAGGATGGAGTTAAGGGAATTGGAGTATTAGAATATGCTATTGATTCTGTCAATTTGTCAAAGTATACAGAGAAAGCAGCACAAAATTATTTTGGTTCAGGATGCCATTTAGCTGGAGTTCTTTCAACATCATCTCCAAGATTGACAAAAGACCAAAGAGAATCTATAAGACAAGCATGGAATGAAGCACATGGTCAATTAGGTACAGGTATGGCCATATTGGAAGCCGGAATGACTTACCAACCTATTACATCTAATTCAAGAGATAGCCAGTTGTTAGATACAAGATTATTCAACTTACAAGACATAGCTAGATTCTTCAACATAAACCCTGTTTTGTTAGGTGACTTAAGCCATTCATCATATTCTACTATAGAAGCATCATTGTTAGAGTTTGTCACACATACTTTGTTCCCATACATTACATTGATAGAGAATGAGTTTACAAGAAAATTGATATTGCCATCAGAATCATCATTATTCATTGACTTAGATGACAACTTCATATTACGCTCAGACAAGACAAGCCAAGCAAACTACTTATCAACTTTGAAAAACGCAGGTATCATCACTATCAATGAAGCAAGACATCAATTAGGCCTTAATCCAATGGAAGGATGCGATGTACTTATGGTGAATTTTACTAACATAGAAGACAATATCATCAATAAAGACAAAGATGATACACCAGATAAAAAAGAAGAACAGGATGATACACCAGATAAAAAAGAAGATAAAAACATAGAAGAGGAAGATGAATAAGAATAAGATAGAGACTAGAAGCTATAATGGTGATGTAAAGTTGTCACCAGAGGGTAGACATATTGAAGGATATGCATTAGTATTTGATGTGGAATCAAGAGACCTTGGCTTCTATGAGAAGATAAGCCGTAGTGCAATAACACAAGAATTAGTTGACTCATGTGATGTATTTGCTTTGTTCAATCATGATGAGAATAAAGTATTAGCACGTTCAAATTCAAGTTTGACACTTACTATTGATGAAAGAGGTTTGAAATATGAGTTTGACGCACCTAAGACTAATTTAGGTGATGAGTTGTTAGAGCACATAGAGAGAGGTGAGATGACTGGTTCCAGCTTTGCTTTTGCAGTAGACTGGAATGACAAAGAAGCCCAAAAATGGGAGCGTAGAGATGGTATCACATATAGGACAATCAATAAGATATCTGCTATTTTTGATGTAAGTCCAGTATTTAGTCCCGCATATGATGCTACTTCTGTATCACAAAGAGCTTTAGATGAAGCTAGAGAGCTAGAAGAAAAAGAGAAAGAAGCAATAGAAGAAGCTAGAAAGCAAGAGTTGTTTGACAAACTGGACTCAAAAATGAAAGAGATAGAAGACTTATGCAAAATCTAAAATATATTAGAGCTAACTTATATATGAACAACACAATATTACTTAAAGATTCTATCTGTCAATTGAAGAAAGAGTGTCGTTCTATGATTGATGCTTGCAAGAAAGAAGTCAGAGAAATGACTGATGAAGAGCAAGAGAAGTTCAATGACATTAAGTCTAAGATTGAAGAAAGAAAGAAAGAACTAGATGCATTAGAGAAAGAATTAGCATCTGAAACAAAGAAAGAAGAAAAAAATACTAGAAACAATAAAATGAAAAACACAAGCTTAGTAAAAGAGATTAGAAATGCTCTTGAAAACAACATTAAGAATATAACTATTCCTGCTGAGACTAGAGCCGTTCAAGTACAAGGCGAAAATGGTGTGCATGATGAAGTTATTGAAACTGAGATTCAAGGTATCTTAGAACCTTTGTATGCTAATTCTGTATTAGCTCAATTAGGTGTAAGATTCTATCCTGGACTTCCTCATGGTGATGTACAAATACCTATCATGGGTAAATCAAATGTAGGTTGGGTAGGTGAAATCAGTGCAGCTAGTGCTACTTCTAACTCATTCACTACAGTCAAGCTTACTCCAAAGCGTCTTTCTGCTTATGTTGATATTTCAAAGCAACTTTTAGTACAAGACACTATTGGTGTAGAAGCTGCTATCCGCAGAGACATTGTCAATGCATTGAATGACAAACTTGAAGCTACTATTTTAGGTAAAGCTGCTGGTGACGCTAACAAACCTGCAGGAATCTTCAATGGAAAGACTCTTACAAGTGTTAGCTCATTTGAAGACTTATGCGACTTAGAAGCTACTGTAGAGAATGCTAACTTCAGTGGTGAGATGAAATATTTGCTTTCAACTGGAGCTAAAGCTGCTCTTAGAGCAATGGCTAAGTCAAGCAAATCAACTCAATTAGTCCTTGAAGGTGGCGAAGTTGATGGAACACCTATTGTAGTCACATCTAATGTAGAAGATGACAGATTTGTATATGGTGATTTCTCAAACATCGTAGTTGGTAGCTGGGGTGACGTTGAAATCACTATCGATGAGTACACACAAGCAATCAATGGTTGTGTACGTTTGGTCATCAATGCTTACTTTGATGAAGCAATCACTAGAGAAGCAGGACTTGCATTCGCACAAATAGGAGAATAAGAAATAGACATATAAGAAAAGGAGGGCAAATCTCTCCTTTTCTTCAAATAAAACAACACAGCAAAACAATGAGATATTTGACATTGACAGACATAAAAAGGCAATTAGTCATAGATGCTGACTTCACAGATGATGATGCATACTTAGAAGCTTTAGGAGAGACTGCTGAGGACATAGTAGAGCAGCAAATTGACTGTGACTTGGCTGATGTTGTAGAGAAGAACAATAGCTATATGCCTGCCCCTTTGATGCATGCAATGAAGATGTTAGTAGAATACTTCTACAACAACAGAGGTAGTGATACTATGGAGATTCCTGACAGCGTATTCTATTTGCAAAAATTATACAGACACTACAACTAAAATGAAAGCAGGACTTCTTAAAGAAAAGGTATTCATATACAAACCAGTAATAACCAAGACAGATTTTGGTGATACTAAAGTTGACTATGAATTATATTATCCTACAAGGGCAGCAGTATTGTGGAACTCTGGAAATAGAGAGAACGAGAATAATGAGATATTCTTTGCACAAAACAAGACATTCATAATTAGAAGTTATGTGCCCATAACAGAGCAAAGTAGGATTAAGTTCAATGGCAAATTCTACAGAGTTCTTAGTGTTGAGCCAAACAAAGTATACAACAATTTACAGGTAGAGACAGAGTTGATAAATGAGTAACGCAAAATTCATAATAGAAGACTTTGGTTTGCATGATTCTTTACAGAATGTGCTTAAGACAATGGAAAGAGCAGAGAAAAGTGCTCTTAGGAAAGGAGCAAGTGTGCAAAGGAAGTCTGTTAAAGATGCAGTGAAGGCCACAGGTTTGAGAGTAACATCAAAGAACTCTAATTTTACAGACAGGTTGATAGATGCTATAAGGTCTTCAAAGCCATCAAATGGTTCTATTAAGACACATATACTTGGTACAAGAAAGAAAGGTTCTGGCACATATAGGTTGAGGTTCTTTGAATCATCTAAGAAAAGATACCAGACAAAGGTGAATGGCAAGCAATTGAAGAAAAAGAGATATTTAGGCACATTGTCAAAATACAATGGATTCTTTGCAGCAGGAATCAATGCAGCAGAGCCTGAAGCAATCAAAGCAATGGACTTAGCTTTAGAGAAATATATAGAGAAAGCATTCTATGGATAACTCAATACTATCTACAAAATACATATATCAAGCATTAGACAATAATTCAGAATTGAAGGAACTTGGCTTAGAAGATAAGATATTTCCTTTGTTAGCTAAGTTGAAAGTCAATCCTGAGACAGGCAAAGAAGAAGAAATAACATTCCCTTTCATTGTCTATTCAAGAACAGGACTGACACCAACATACACTAAAGACTTGCTCACTGACAATCAGGTGACATTAGATGTAGTATGCGTGTCAGATGATTATGTCAATTCTTTGGAAGTGGCTAATGCAGTAAGGAATGCTTTAGAGTCAAAAGGTATGAAGACACAATATATGACTATAGATCCAATAAGGCTATTGTCTGTAAAAGAGTCAACAATGGAAGATGCTTATATCCAAGAATTGACTTTCCAATACAAAACAAGATAAAAATATACATTAAAATACAATGGCAGCTAATAATATAATCAAAGGTGATGAGTTGATGATATTCAAAGATGGTAAAGCTTTAGCTTTTGCTACTTCTCATACATTGACAGTCACAGGTAATACAGTAGACATCTCATCAAAAGACCACGGATTCTGGGGTGCTTCTGA